GATTTAAAATCATACACATCATGGCCCCTACAACTAGGGACTCTGTTACAGACAAATTAGTTGTTGCCTTTCGTTTAATTAGGGCATAAAAGATAATTATTCAGACCCCGGATTTTACCCGCCGGTTAATGGTATTCGTGAGACTACTTAGATATTCTTTATAGGTTCTATTTTAGGGCAGCGAATGCTTTGGTTTCCATTTAGTTATTAAGTAAATTAAGAGAAGAAGACTGATTCATTTTATGAACTGGTGTCTGAGGTATTACTAGTTGCGTACTAGGACAGCGCATGTTAGATATGTATTATGGCGTTTACCAACACGTATCTTTGTTCATACTATGAACTTTAGTAGGAAACTCACTTGATATGTGAGTTCCAGTAATTAATCCTTCGAAGTACGGCACTGGCGTTTAGTTACAGATGCACATATCCCTAACATAGGGTCTTCGTCGTAGCGAAATAAATATTTGGCGAAATGAAAGCTTTAAATCATGTTAACATGGTTTAGCAAGTAAAAGTAACCGGTTTTTACAAAGTGAAGATGATTAAAAAGAATGAAGTAGACGAAAGAAAAACTCCCATCCTAGTTATTCAGGATGATGTCCACCAGCTTTTCACCTGTGTGGGTATTTTTTATTTTGGCAAAGACATTCCTGACTTTGTTGAATTTGTTGCTGACATTAAATGTTGGGACTTCAATGGAGGTGTAGATTACGACTTCGCACCGCTCTTATTTCAACCGACGGATGCCAAATTTTTCAAATTTGCATCAAAAATAATCTGGGATGAAATACATGAAGCAGCTATGTTTCATTTACCATTTCGTTTTCGAAATATATTCGATAATATGGACACTTGGTCCGAATGGAATATAATTGAACGATTATTAATGTTATCCGGGGATGTGGAAACGAATCCTGGTCCAATACAATCGCGTCCCTTACAGTATCGCTACAACGACCCAAGAACTGTAAGATTGGAAAAAGCATTGGAAAAGAAAGATCAGAAGATCAAGAAATTGATCAAGGATTTGCGACTAGCTATCAAACACAAAAAGATTTATGCACAAGTTTTTGGCATTAAGGAATCTGCAGGAGAAGTTAATGCGAATTTAACGCGCATCTGTAATTTTCTCGAAAATAGTTTACCGGTAATTCAAAGTAATGTTCAAGCAATGGTATTGGATTCCACTGAGAAAGTCGCTTCTATGAAAGATGATTTGATTAAGATAGTGCTTGTGTGTCTCATCGTGCGCTTAATGATGGTATGGAAACATTATAAAACAGCTCTTGCAATTGTTTTGATTTTTATATTGAAATTTTATGGTTTTGATGAAACTATAATAAGTTTGGTACACGAGGCAAAAGCAAAGTTTGTTTCGGCAGAGAATGCACACGAAACAATGGAAGAGGTGATTTATCACCCTTATTATCAAACATGTGGTAAATTAATATTTGCTGTGTTGGCTTTTGTTTGCATCAAGAAAATCCCGGGAAAGCAAGATTGGGATTCTTATATTTCACGATTGGATCGTATACCAAAAGCTTTGCAAGGATCACAAAAGATAGTGGATTATTGTTCAGAGTACTTCAATTTAGCTAACGATCAGCTTAAAATGATAGTGTTAGGTAAGACTAAAGAAGAGTTGTCTCGTGCAAATGGTGTTTACACTGAAATTCATGAGTGGGCAGCTGAAGTGCGCAAATATCTCGATCTGGAACAAAGAAATAAAATTGATACTGATATTACGGTTGCAAATAAAGTTGAAGAACTTTATAAACGTGGTGTGCAGTATCAACAAGATACATTATTGGATCGTGAAATGGCAAGATTAGTTTCAACTACTTTATTGCCAGCTCGAGAACTTTATCAATATGTTGCTTGCTCACCAGTCAAAGGAGGAGGACCAAGAATGCGTCCAATCTGTGTTTGGCTTATTGGAGAATCAGGAGTTGGTAAAACAGAAATGGTTTATCCTTTGTGTATTGATGTGTTGAGAACAATGGGCTTGATGAAGAAACAAGATTTTCATCATCAAGTGTATGGCAGACAAGTTGAAACTGAATACTGGGATGGCTATAAAGGTCAGAAGATAGTCATTTACGATGACGCTTTTCAACGAAAAGATGATAAAACATCACCAAATCCCGAAGTATTTGAAGTTATTCGCTTGTGCAATACGTTTCCTCAACATTTACACATGGCTGCTCTTCATGATAAAAATACATTTTCCGCAGCTGAATTGGTAGTGTACACAACTAATGATTGTAACGTTAAACTTGAGTCGATTACATTTCCAGATGCATTTTACAATAGGATTGGAGAGTTTGCATTCAAAGTGCGTCCCAAGTTGGAATACTCAATTATTGTTCCAAAGAAGAAGTCTGATACCTATTACAGGAAGTTGGATAAATCCAAGTTGAGTAAAGACAAAGCTATTGATTTGAACGTTTATGAATTTCAAAAAATTATCCGAGATGAAGGAGCAGAAAATAAGTGGATTGAAGTTGGAAGACCATTAAATTATAACAACTTTGCTGCTCTTGTTTGCGGTGAGTGGAAATCCCAAAAAGAAGATTCTCTCAAGAAGCTTGGATTTTTGGAAGAGTATGCAACCCGTGAAGAAGTGCCCTTAGTGCAACAAAATTTGCCGATTGAACAGGTGGAAGAAGTTTTTGAAAATCTTGCGCCCTGCGATGAAACACCTACTGCTTCACCATCAACGTCACGTAGAGATCGAAAACATAAAATAAGAGCTCAAGTAGCTCCAGATGATATGTTTTATGATTTGCATGATTATGATTGGTTCGTTAATGATATGACTCGAAGATTTAAAGAAGGTCAAGATCTTATTTCTATTGAGAGTGATTATGCATTGGATGAAGAATTGTATGGTGAATATATTATGTTCAAGAATCAAAGACCCCTTACAATTTGGGACAAGTTTAAGCAGAGAATTGATACTTGTTTGGAGAAAACTTCGTCCTTATTAAAGAAATGGAAAGACGAAGCACTTAAAGTGTTAAAAGAACATCCGTATTTATCTCTTCTTGGATTTGTTGGTGTCGCATTGTCGGCATTTGCGATGTACAAGTGGTTCGAAACCTCGATGTTAGAGACTACTGCGGAAGTTGGCGTTTCTGGTGATGATAAGACCAATAAGCAAACCGGGAGGTTTGTAGAAGTGGGTACATCAGGTGATGATAAAACACCAAAAGCACAACAACGCAGAGTAGAAGTTGGAGTTTCTGGAGATCCCAAAACCCCCAAGAACCCAAAGAAAGTCGTGGAGGGAATTGAGAAAGACTTGCTTGACAAAATTGAATCTCAGGGTTGTAATGATATGGCGGCACATCAACTTATATGTGATGTACTTCAGAAAAGTACGTATCGTCTCTCTTATATGAAGGGGGATGTTAGGAAACCATTTGGAAATTGTACGTTTGTACGTGGTTGGACTTTCTTGATTCCATATCATTTCTTACATGCTTTTTATGCAAGAAGATTATTGCCAGAAACAGAAATACTCTTTTCCCAAGCCCATCGAGAGGACATAATAAAGATGCCATTGTCTCACATAATGAAGTTTGGAGAGAATGGTTTTACATTGACGAAGAATTGCGTACAATTGAAACACAAGAATGGTGAAATGAGAGATTGTTTACTTGTGAACTTACACTCTCAACCATGTCATATACATCGTGATTTAATTAGACACTTTGCAAAAGTGCAAGATCAAGGGAAATTGGTTGGTAATTTTAGCGGAACGTATGCTACGTTTCATGAAACTGGAATCTATAGAAGTGATTTATGTAGAGTCTACCAATGGGTTTCTAAAATAAGACCGCTTGATGTGCCGATTACCATTTGGTTAGCTAAAGAACCTGGATTTGAGTATGAGGAGGAATCTTATACCCAAAGAGACTGTTATGAGTACAATGCACCTACGCAAGTTGGTGATTGTGGTTCAATAATAGGAGTGTACAACCATCGTATCGAGAGAAAATTGATTGGGATGCATATTGCAGGAACTAATGAATCTTATGGTTATGCCTGTCCATTAACTCAAGAAGCTATCATTGAAGGACTTGAAATACTTTTGGGCGTTGATTATAAAAATATCAGTGCACAATTTTATTACGAAATTCCAAAAGATGTTGACTCTACAGTTGATATTGAAGTACCAGAGGGATTATTTTGTCCTTTGGGTAAATCAAAACAAAGAGTAGGTCAAGCAACAAAGTCTTCAATTGTACCCTCTTGTATTCAGGGTAAATTAACAAAACCAACAATGCGTCCAGCTATTTTGAAACCAACAAAAATCGATGGAATTTTACATGATCCATTAATGAAAGGATTGAAGAAGTGCGGAGTTGAAACAGCAGTATTGAATGAAGAAGAAATACATTCGGCAGTTCAAGATGTTTCTCAAGTAGTGTTGACACAATATGATTCATCTCTTTGTCGCAAATCTTATCAACGTATTTTGTCTTATGAAGAAGCTGTAGCCGGAGTAGAAGGTGATGCTATGATGAATGGTGTAGCTAGAAGAACATCTCCTGGTTTTCCGTATAATCAAAATTCCAAAGGATTCCCTGGAAAGACAAAATGGATGGGCTCTGGCGAAAAATATGAATTTGAAAGTCCTGAAGCAAGACAGTTGCGAACTGATGTGGAAAAGTTAATCGAAGATTGTCGACGCGGCAAAATCTCTGATGTATTATTTATTGATACATTGAAAGATGAGCGTAGAGACAATGAGAAAGTTGATGCAGGAAAAACCCGAGTTTTCTCCGCAGGTCCACAACACTTCGTAATAGCTTTTCGGAAGTATTTTTTACCTTTTTCAGCGTGGTTGATGCACAACAGAATTGATAATGAAGTTGCTGTAGGTACCAATCCATATTCTATTGATTGGGAGCGCATAGCAAAACGCATGAAATCTCGTGGTAAACAAGTTATTGCCGGTGATTTCAGTAATTTTGATGGTTCTTTATCTGCGCAAGTTTTGTGGGCAATCTTTTGGGACATATTCGTCGTGTGGTTAGAACAATTTAATGATTTTTCTACTGAAGAAGGAAATGATGTTCTCAAAATATGTTTAGGCTTGTGGTCACATCTAGTTCATTCAGTACATATTTTCGGTGATAATGTGTACATGTGGACCCATTCACAACCGTCTGGCAATCCATTTACAGTCATAATTAATTGCTTGTATAACTCTAGCATTATGCGTATTGCTTGGATTAGAATTATGAACGAACGAAATCCGAAGTGGAAATCAATGAAGTGTTTCCGAAAGTATGTTT